CAGATGCAGTCGCTGTTATTCGTACCCTTATTTTGTGTGGTTATATGATTACTAACTCCTTCATTGTTGCAGGGGTAGTTAGACACTGGGATTCTAATGATTGTGTATCCGTTGATACAGAATATATTAAAAAATAGGTTTTTAATATACAAATAAATATAAAACTGCTTTTTTATTGTTAAAGTAACTGCGGAGTATCTGGGGAGTATCTACACAGTAACTTCGTGGTTATTTGGTCTCTTAAAGGTGCCCAGGTCTTGTGGGTTTAGCGAGCGTATCATAAGACGCGCAGTCTGTCAACCCACGGGACGGCGGAAATGTTAGCAGAACTACACAATCTCGTCGAGAATCTTATACATAGATACATGAATCTCGTCGAGACCTTCTAGTTCTTCTAGTTGACATCTAGACGAGTTGTCTGTATAATACACAAGAATCTAGACGAGGATTATGTACGACGATTACGATCTAGACTATACATATGCACCTGAATACACATATGATCTAGACGAGACATATGACGCATGGGTGCAATCTTTTTCTAGTTCTAATCTAGATGAAGATCTAGACGAGGAATACACACGCGATGCACTAGATTATGATGCGCTTGCGTATAAGCATTATGCGTGATATAATATAGCACACATACACACCAGTACACGCCATGTATGCCACTAAGCGCACTGTCCGCATCATCCTTGACGTAGAGTGTTACGATGACCTAGAATTGGAATCCTATGACTGGAATGAGGTTCTAGGTCTGGAAGGAGATGAGAGTGTTCAGGTTAGCATGGAAGAACCAGTAGAGATCTGGTAGTGTGCCAGTTCGCCAAGTGTCCACCGCGCCTTTCTGGGCGCTTTTTTTATGATTATTTCATGGCAGGATCGGTGGCGATGTATTGTCGTCTACAGTGCTACCCCGCACCTCGTCTGATTTCCTATAAGATAACAGGCATCGGGACACTATGGGAGGTTGCTGTGCCACTTTCTGAACTGTCCATCACCTCTTGACTTTCCGCCGAACCTCTGCCATCCTATAGGCATGAAACAAATCACCTTCGATTCCAACGGCATCTACGCTTCCGATGACCGTCTCCGCTCCATCGCTCTCGAGTGCCTGGAACAGGAACGGCAGGAACGTGCCTGTCGCCGTGCCTCCCGTGCCGCTGGTGTCCAGTGGGACAACTGGCACATCTCCGATCGCCACTGAGCGGTTCTGCCCTATTGTTACCTCAGTTCAAACAAACCCGATGGCATTCGTTTCTTGGTCAGTTCATCCGCTCTACGATGAGCAGGATAAAGAATTCTTTACAAGCGAAGATCATGCGGTTGATGTTGCCTACAGTTGGTCAGCGGAAACCCATGGGCGGACGATGATCCTCCAACGTGACGGCATCGATTGGATGGAAGTCGTCGCCTAGGACAATCGGGGAAGTGGCACAAACCCGCTTCCCTTCCCTCCATTTTCCCTTATTGTTAGTTCAGTTCAAACAAACCCCAGACCAATGCTCACAGGAATCGCTCTCAAGGAAACCGTCGACGCACTGACGGCGCAAGGCAAGACCCGCTCAGAGATTGCCATCGCCTGCGGATATTGCACGGTCGAAGGTAACAACACCAAAATTCATTTCACCGACTTCTACATGGCACTGTTGGAAGTTAAGCAAGTTGATGACACCGAAGAGGAGACGATTGAGGCAGAGGATCCTAACAATCAAGAGATCATCAATGAACTCTTGGAGGATCATGATGCCGCTGCTATTGAGGCATTTATTGAACTCTACGGGGAGGAAAATGTAGGTAGTTTCGAAGATGCTTACCAGGGAGAATATGAGTCAGGCGCACACTTTGCAGAATCATTGGTTGCTGACTGCTACTGCCTCGACATTCCTGCCTTTGTTTGCATCGACTGGGAAGCAACTTGGGATGAACTTTACTACGATTATTCCATCGAAGATGGTTACGTCTTCTGCGATAATTTCTGAGACGATGTAAACAATAGGGGGGCAATCGCTCCCCTTTAATTAACATAAACCCACCCAACCGGAGGGTCTGCCTCCATCCTAGCATCCCCTGGCACAGGTGAACGGATTGTGGACAGTCCGGGAACTGGCACAGTGGGAACCGCCGGGTCGCCTTCCTATGCTTATACTGTATGGGTACCAAACAAACAAACCACTTGAACAAATCCCTTCAGAACCTCAACGCCATCGCTGCCGATCTCAACGCTGCCGGTAAAGAGGTTTCCATCAAACGCATCCGCACCCGCAAGATGCGGAAGGGTGAGGGGATGACTCGCAACGCTCAACACGGTGCCGGGTACGCTATGGGATCTGTACGGGGAGGGGATCGCCAAACCGCTTCTCATGCTGTTGGCGGCGGTAAGGGTGCCACGATCACCCGGCAGGTGGGGATCGGATCACGGATGGTAAAGAACCTGGATGAGGTTAAGCGCAACGCTGCCGCTACCTATGCCGCCGATCGCCGCGCCGCTGCTAAGGAACGCCTGATGGGGAAGATCGATGATGTGCTTGCATCCCTGTGAGGGATGATGTAGGATGACTTCAGTTCAAAGGAACCCGATGATCGCCAACGCAATCGCCACCACCACCACATACAAGGTGGAAGAGATTCTCACCTTTAAGGATGGGACGATGATGACCTTGGGACAGAAGACCATTGAGCGCCCCATCGATCGCCCTATGCACACCCATCACACCTACCGTTGTGAATGGATGCACGACCCCAGCAGTGCCTACCGCTGGACCTGGTTTGATCACCATGAGGATCTCATCGCCATCACTTACCGCTGCCAGGTAGTGGGTCACACGGTGTGACGGATTGTTAAAAGAAAGGGAACCATCCACGGTTCCCCCTCTCCTGCCCTTATACTAAGTTCAGTTCAAACAAAGCAGATGTTCACTTCCCTCACCAACCGCTCTTCCTTCGGTGCCACCTATCAATGGGCGATCCTGTCGGTGCTGCCGATGGACAATGGCACAGGATGCGAGGCACAGGATGGGATGCGCCCCACCGACATCAACGCCGCTCTGGGGATGCCTAATGAGGCACGCACTGGTCTCTCAATGCTGCTTAAGGTTATGGCAGCACAGGGACTGATCAAGCGCCATGAGTTGGGTCCCCGCTGGGTTGAATACACCCGCCTGATGCCCCTCCGCAAGCGGGAGCGGGTAGCACGGTTCCTCTGGGGGTGAGGGGTTGACAGTCCTATGGGTTCGTGCTAGGCAGTGCCCCCCTGGCGGGGGGTGCCGCCCGTCGGCGCGTGGGGGCGTCCCCGTATATAAAACCGATGGGTCCCTCCAATCTATAAAGTCTTGCTTTTGCCAGCTCTTTATAGAACTCTACACTTTTCTATATAAACCAAGAATGGATAATGAAATAACTCATATGCAAAAAAATCCCGGAGAAAATTTTAGCACCGTAGAGGTCGATCCAGTAACTGGTGAGTATGTGATCCAAGTACCAGAATGGGTGATATCCGAATTCGGGTGGTATGAGGGCACAGAGATCAATATGGAAGTTGACGGAGATGCTATCGTAATAACCGAACGGTAGTATAGACAAAGGATTGATCTCATAGTATAATTACTTTTGAATGCATTCAACATTTTAATTTGACCTAATTATGGCAAAAGGATTTACAGTAAAAGCAAAGTCTCCTGTTGTAAAAAAAGAAGCAGAACCAGAATGGGACTATGCGAGAGCAAGAGAAATGGTCAAGGGAAAGACCGTTGTATTCTGTTTACCAGGTCGTGGTGTATCTTACACGTATCTGAAGAACTTTGTACAACTGTGTTTTGACCTTGTACAATCTGGAGCAAGTATTCAGATTAGTCAAGACTATAGTTCTATGGTGAACTTTGCACGTTGCAAGTGTCTTGGTGCTAATGTATTGCGTGGACCAGATCAGAAACCTTGGGATGGTAAACTAAAGTATGATTATCAGTTGTGGATTGATAGTGATATTGTATTCAACTCTGAGAAGTTCTATCAATTGGTATTGATGGACAAGGATATTGCAAGTGGTTGGTATTGTACCGAAGACGGTCAAACCACCAGTGTTGCACATTGGATGGAAGAAGATGACTTCCGAAACAATGGTGGTGTTATGAATCACGAAACACTGGAGACGATTGTAAAGCGTAAGAAACCATTTACTGTGGACTATGCAGGATTTGGTTGGTTGCTGATCAAGAATGGTGTGTTTGAGCACGAAGACATTAAGTATCCTTGGTTTGCACCGAAGATGCAGATCTTTGAATCTGGTGAAGTACAAGATATGTGTGGAGAGGATGTATCATTCTGTCTGGACGCAAAGGAAGCAGGATTTGAGATTTGGTGTGATCCTCGCGTCAGAGTTGGTCACGAAAAGACTCGTGTGATCTGATATGTCACAGGAGTTTTATACAATTCTCCATAGGGGTCAAGTACTTGCAGAAGGCTTGACCGAAGACGAATACTTTGATAAACTACTGGACCTAGCAGAGGACTTCTACTCTACTGGGTCTCCGAACCCCTCGGAACTTGATACTCAAATTACTACAGGTGATTAACTTATGGCACGCTCTAAAGTCGGGCTCTCTGGCGAAAAATTCGTAGAATCCAAACCGAAGAAGACTCGTCAAGGATCCGGAAAAAACACGAAGTACGCCGCTTCTTCTCGCAATAATGCTAAAAAAGCATATCGTGGACAAGGTAGAAAATGAACACAAGGAGGGGCATTGACCCCTCTTTTTTAATAAATACCTAAAAACAAACTGGTTAGATGAAAACATATAAACAATTCTGTACTGAAGCAAATACTGTACTTACAGAAAATGCTGCTACTGCTGGTACTCTTACCAAACCACGTAGTGGTAATGCACTGACCAGATTAAGAACTAGTGTTGGACAAGCACTTTCTCCTGTTACTCGTCCTGTTACTCAGTTAAGAGATAGAATTGGACAGGCGATCTCTCCTGTTACTCGCCCTGTTAATAGGGTTATGAATAGAGTTCAACCTTTTAGAAACTTCTATCGTGCTCAGAATGTTGGAGTTGCTCTTGATAAAAATCAGTCACCTATTGATAGAATAGGAGCAGGCGTTGGTATAGCATTACCTATGGCAGGACCGATTGGTGCTGCTATTGTGAATCAAGGACAGTCAGGTTCTGCGGTTGATACACTTGCTCAAAACATACCTGGAATGAAAGCAGATCCAAAAACTGATATTGGTAAAAAACTTGGCGATAAGATTGGTCAAGGAGTTAATTACCTCGGAAATCAAGTAAAAAGATATAATAATTGGGCACGAAAGAATAACGTAAGAACAGGATATTGATTGATAGGGATAGCAACCCCTTTAAAAGTTCTGATTTCAGTGTAAATCAGGAGCTACAATGGGCAATTCACCTGTCGATAGAGACACTAACTACATGAGAGAAATGTGGGGTACCACAAGACTCGTTACTGACTACCACCAAAGTGAAAAAATGAACGATTTTCTTGACAACTTAGGCAATCATCAGCACCAAAAGATGCTTCGTGAGATTGCTAACGATGATCTAACACCTAAAAAGCACGATTTGAAGACTCAGAACGAACTTCATGAGAAAATTCGTGATGATAACGGTACAGATACAACATATGGTCAGATTTCTGGGTAGAAGGTATAAATAAATTCAGAAAAATCTACCATTTCAATGCCTAGTAAGAGGGTTTCAAGAGCATTTAAGGATATTAGTTTCTCATTTGATCCACATCCTGTGACGAAAGACCTTCCTGTCTTGATAAATGAGCGTGCTATTGTGCGCTCAGTACGTAATTTGGTTGAAACAATACCAACAGAACGCTTTTTTAACTCTGATTTAGGGTCTGATGTTCGTAGAAGTCTCTTTGACTTCGTTGATGTTGGTACTGCACGTATTGTTCAGGACCAAATTACCGATACAATTCAATTTTATGAGGATAGAGTTGAAAATATAGAAGTTCAAGTCGATCCAAGACCTGATGATAACAGTTTTGATGTCAATGTATTCTTTGACATTGTAGGTCAAGATTTTCCACCTCAAGCATTTTCATTCATATTAGAGGCAACACGATAAGATATGCCTTTTACACAGTTTACTAACCTAGATTTCGATCAAATTAAGATCCAGATCAAAGATTATCTCCGTGCAAATTCAAATTTCACGGATTTTGACTTTGAAGGATCTAATTTTTCGGTCCTGATCGATACTCTTGCGTACAATACTTACATTAGTGCGTTTAATGCGAACCTAGTTGTCAATGAATCCTTCCTGGATGGTGCAACAGTTCGTGAAAATGTGGTTTCACTGGCAAGAAACATTGGTTATATACCTCGCTCTAAAAGCGCCGCTAAGGCACACGTAACATTCAGTGTACCTACCACTACCAGTAGTGATTTTATCACGCTTGAAGCAGGTTTAGTGTGCCTTGGAAGGCAAGATAACACGTCATATCGCTTCTCTACCCCACAAGATATCACTGCTTCTGTCATAAACGGAGTAGCGCAGTTTGGAACTGCAGATAAACCCATTGAAATCTGTCAAGGTTCATATTTGACAAGACAATTCTTAGTCAATACCTCTGTTGATCAAAGATTTATCCTTGATAATCCAAATATTGATACATCCACAATCACTGTTTTCGTAAAAGGTATCAATGATACTGGTTTAGGTATAGAATATAAGAAAGTTGACAATATTTTAAACATTGATAAGACATCTGAGATCTTCTTACTGCAAGAAGTGCAAGATGAGCACTATGAACTCCTGTTTGGTGACGGATATTTCGGAAAAGAAGTAGAAAATAACGCAGTTATCACCGTTAGGTACATTGTTACCGATGGTGAGAGTGGAAATGGTCCTTCAGTCTTTGATTTTCAAGGAAATTTTGTAGATCAGTCCAATGTTAGGGTAATTCCCACTTCATCTGTCCCCGTAACCACCGTTCAGAAGGCGCAAAACGGCGGCGAAATTGAAAATGTGTCCTCTATCAAGTATTTTGCTCCAAGACTCTACTCAGCACAATACAGAGCGGTTACATCAAGGGATTATGAGGCGATTATTCAGTCAATTTACCCAAATACAGACTCTGTTGCAGTAGTTGGTGGCGAAGAATTGACTCCACCGCAGTTTGGAACAGTTCAAATCAGCATCAAACCAAAAAATGGCACTTATGTCTCTGATTTTGACAAACGGAACATACTCAATAAGTTAAAACAGTACTCAATTGCTGGTATTAACCAAAAAATCATTGATCTTAAGGTGCTTTATGTTGAACTTGAGTCAAATGTTTACTACAACTCAGCACAAGTCTCTAATGTTGACGACTTGAGAACAAATATTATTGATAGTTTGACAAAATACTCCAAAGATATTGATATGAACCGCTTTGGAGGTCGCTTTAAGTATAGTAAGATACTTCAATTGATCGATCGTGTTGATAATGCAATCACTTCTAATATCACTAAGGTAAAAATTAGAAGAGATATGAAGGCATTGATTGGTCAATTTGCACAATATGAGATTTGCTTTGGTAATAGGTTTAATGTAAAACCAAATGGACTCAATATCAAGTCTACTGGATTTAAAATCTCTGGTGAAAGTTCAGTTGTATATTTCACAGATGTTCCAAATGCAGACTTGATGAAAGGAGTTATTTCCGTAGTCAAAGTCAATTCTAACGGTGAAAGAGTCATTGTTGCAAGAGATGCAGGTGTTGTTGACTATATGAAGGGAGAAGTCATTCTCAACACTCTAAACATCGTTGAAACTGAGAAACCAAACAACATTATTGAGATTCAAGCATTCCCAGAATCTAACGATGTTGTTGGTCTAAAAGATCTATATCTTTCTTTTAGCATTTCAAATAGCGAGATAAATATGATTAAAGATGTTATTGCTTCTGGCGAAGACATTTCTGGGGTATCTTTCACAAGAGATTACTATACTTCAAGTTATTCAAACGGAGATCTAGAGAGGAAATAAAATATGTCTCATTTTGAGAAGAGAGTGCAACTCAATAAAATTATTGAGAGCCAACTTCCAGAATTCTTAGTTGCAGACTTTCCGAAAGCTGTTGAATTTTTCAAACAATATTATCTGTCTCTGGAACACCAGGGTGGAAATGTTGATCTTATTGATAATCTTGATCGTTATATCAAGTTAGATAATCTTATTCCTGAGGTTGTCGTAGGCAAAGTATCTCTCACATCAGCAGTATCTAAATCTGATACTGTTATTAATGTATCATCAACTGTTGGATTCCCAGACGAGTATGGTCTGTTACAGATCGGTGATGAAATTGTAACGTATACGGATAAAACTGCAACTTCATTTACTGGTTGTGTTCGTGGTTTTAGTGGAATCACTGGATATGATGTTGGTATCTCCAGTGTTTTTAGTAATGTCAATAAGCAAAATATTACATTCAGAGATTCTGCCGCGGCCAATCATGATCAGACGGTAGTTGTCAAAAACCTTAGTGTCTTATTCTTACAAGAATTCTATAAAAAGTTAAAGAAAACTTTTACTCCTGGTCTTGAGGAATATGATTTTGTTTCTGATTTAAACGTTGGAAACTTCATTAAACACGCAAGAAATTTTTATCAGTCTAAAGGTATTGCAGAATCAATCAAGATTCTGTTCAAGGTGTTATATGGTGCTGAAGCCACTGTAATTGATCTTGAAAATAGACTCATCAAACCTTCTTCTGCAGAATACATTAGAAGGGAGATTGTTGTAGCAGAAAATATATCTGGCAATCCATTTAAACTTGAAGGTCAAACAATATTTAAATCAAACGATCTCAATACAAATGCATCTGTATCCGATGTTGAGATCTTTACCAGAAATCAAAAAACATTCTACAAACTTGGACTATTTGTTGGATATAACGATAAAGATTTAATTGAAGGTATTTTTAGAATTCCTGGAGCATCAAGATCTTTAGAACCAGTCAATGTAAATGATACTGTAATTAGTGTTGACTCCACAATTGGATTTGGTCAAACAGGAACAATAATTTCTGGTAATAACAGAATTGACTATACCTCAAAGAGCATCAACCAGTTTTACGGATGTACTGGAGTTACATCTAAGATTGAACTGAATGATCTTGTCAGAGAAGATGAAACTATTTTTGGATATGAAGATGGTGATACTGAGAATAGATGCGATATGCGTATCACAGGTGTTCTCTCCAAGTTCACTGCATTAGAAGATATTCCTCTTATGGAAGAGGATGAACTTATTACTGTCAGAAATGTCGGTGAAGTTATTTTCAATCCTCCTTCTGATAAGACTCAACTACAAACATTTGCAAATTCTTGGATTTACAATACAAGCACAAGATTTGAAGTTGATTCCATTGCAGGTTCTGTATTCACATTAAAATCGGATATTGATAAGTCAAGTCTGAAGGAAGGTGATTTTGTAGAGGTTGTTATCGGTGATAGTCAACAAGTTGTTGTTCCTGATCCAACTTCTTCTAACTCCTCTTTTGCTCAAGTCTCCAACATAAATGCGATTACTAAAGAGGTAACACTTTCCAATACTGGAACGTTTGTTGCAGATCCAACTAGAGATTATAGTATTAGAAGAAAACTTGTCAAATCAAAGAGTGCTGGAGTCGTCATATCTGTTGGTAATGATGTTTTCATTGCTAATGCATTGAACGTCTATACAGATGATAGTCGAGAGTTTGGTTATGTTGCTTCAAACTCATTACCTGGATACACTATTCCAAGTAATATTGTAGAGTCTTCAATACCAGATGGAACTGTTTCCAATTTAGGAGACTTTAGTTCATACTTTAAGAGTTATGGTTCTATCAAATTCTCTGGACCAGTTGATTTTAGAGATGGTGATGAAATCAAATATACCGCGACAAACCAATTATCTGGATTAGTCTCTGGTGAATATTACTTTGTAAAACTAATTGCACAAAATGAAATCAGAGTTTATTCATCTAAGTCAACACTGGGTGGAAATGAATTTGTAAGAATTGGACCAAACAATAATCCTGGCGTTCATAATTTTACATTAAGGCGTCACGAAAATAGAGAACTTTCTGGAAATAAAGTTTTGAGAAAGTTTCCACTTTCCCAAAACAATATCAAAGTTGAAAGTGAAGAGAGAGGATATGGCAACGTTGGTATATTAGTTGACGGTGTAGAAATCTCTGGTCCAGCATCTAGAGATAAAATCTACTACGGTCCTATTGAAGAATTTGAAGTTCTCAATGGTGGAAGAGGATATGATGTAATTGATCCACCTGAAATTACAATTTCTACTGGAGCAGGTTTAACAGCATATGTTGAGCCAGTTATTGAGGGAAGTGTAAAAGAAGTTTTTGTTGACCCTCAAGATTTTGATTTCCAAGAATTTTTATCAGTTTCTTTGACTGGTGGAAATGGATCTGGTTGTTCACTTGAACCTGTTGTTGGACAAAGATTCAGAGAAATAAGTTTTGATAGTCGCAATCTAACTCTTGGTGGTGGTATTGATATTGGTAATGAGACAATCACATTTACCAAGCAACATAATCTTGCTGATGGGCAACATATCATTTACAACCATAATGGAAATGATCCAATCTCAACTGGAGATGCTTATGATCCAAATAACTTAGTAACTGGTAGTCTTGCTATTGGTGATGAATATGTTGCAAGAGTTGTAAACACCAGCACCATTAGATTATTCAGAAATGATATTGATGCATTTTCTGGTGTAACAGGAATTAATACTATTGGATTATCAACAGCAACAACTGCTGCTGGAATTCACAAGTTCAGAACTTTACCCCAGAACAATTTAAGAGCAATCAAAGTATTGAATGGTGGTTCTGGATATACTCACAGAAAACTTAGAGTCAAATCATCTGGTATCTCTACTGAGTATAATACAATTTATTTTGATAACCACGGATTTAAAACTGGAGAAGTTGTAACTTATCAAACAACTGGAACTGAAGTAGTTGGTCTTTCCACACTTAACAGATATTCTATCCAAAAACTTACCTCAAATAGTTTTAGAGTTATCAATGTAGGTGTTGCTGGTACATTTACGTCAGATTTGAATAGAGGAAAATATGTCAAGTTTGATTCTACTGGAAGTGGATATCAAATATTCCAATATCCAGAAATCAGAGTAGATGCCAACGTTTCATTTGGTGGAACCACTGGAACATTCTCATTTAATCCTGTAATTACTGGTGAAATTATTGATGCATATTTGTATGAGTCTGGAACTGGATATGGTTCAACCACACTCAATTTGCACAAAAAACCACTGATTAATATCAGTAAGGGTAAAAATGCCCAAGTTAATCCAATCATTTCAAACGGAAGAATTGTAGATATTCAAGTTTTGAACAAGGGTTCCAATTATAAATCTACTCCAGATTTAACAATTGAGGATCCTTCTGGAGGAACTGGAGCGATCTTAAGACCTGTTATGGTCGATGATAGATTGGATGATGTTGTTGTAATTAATAGTGGTATTGGTTATAGTTCTGCCTCTACTTCTATATTTGTAGATCCTAGAGGATCTGGTGCATTATTTGATACTAGAGTTAGAGTTCTCAACGTAAATGATGCATATAGATTTGGAAAAATATCTGCAAACAATTCAACTAAGATTTACTCAAATCTTTATAAGAATGACGAAGAAAATTCCTTAGTATATGGAATTTATGGATATTCTGAGGATCTTGCATCAAACTTTGAATCTTTGAATGGTTCTCACTCACCAATCATTGGATGGGCATATGATGGAAATCCAATCTATGGACCTTTTGGATATACATCTTCAGAAAATATTCAATCTGGTATCAAGAGGCTTGAAACTGGATATGTGTTAAGAACTAGTTCTGTTGTAGATAGACCAAGTTTTGAACCAGGATTCTTTGTTGAAGATTATCAATATGATAATGTTGGTGATTTGGATCATCATAATGGAAGATTCTGTAAAACACCAGACTTCCCCAATGGAGTCTATGCATACTTTGCAGGTGTAACTACTAGTACAGTTTCTACAGACTTTATACCAACTTATCCATACTTTGTTGGTAATAAGTTCAAGTCTAAAGTTATAACGGAAAATTTAGTTTTAGATCATTCATTTGACTTCAATAACGAAGAACTTGTCAGAAATACTTTCCCATATAAAGTCAACGATCCTTATGCGGATTATGATTTCATCAATGAATCGTATGAAGATTTTGAACAGTCTACTGTTGTTGAATCAGTTCTAAAGGGTGATGTACCAGAGATTAAAGTAATTGATGGTGGAACGGGATATTCTATTGGTGATAGAGTCAACTTTGATTTGGAAGATATTATAGGTTCAACCAATGTAAGAGGAGAAGTTTCAGAACTTAAGGGTGTAGGAATTACCTCTATTTCAACTACTCTGGATTCAAATTCAGGTTGTGTATTTGTTTGGGATACTGATGATCAAGTATCTGCTTATCAGTTGAAAGGATTTGATTTCAATAATAACGATACTGTTCTTGTCAGTGGTCTTTCAACTTCAGTTACATATCTCGCTGGTTCTAAGAAAATTGGATTTAGCACTGAAACTGTAGGATTAGCAGGAACAATGACAAGTTACTCCAGTTTGCCTGGAGGAAAGACTGAAGATATATTTGTATCAAGATTGTTCAACACAGTATCAATTGGTAACTCAATAACAATTGTCTCTTCTTCTGGAAATGAAGTTGTAACTGTATTGAACAACTTCTCTAACGGTGTTCTTAGAGTTAAGAGATATGGTTCAACAGGTGCAGCACATTCGTTCGGTAGTGATTTAAATCTTACCGCAGACAGAGTTAAATTACCAGTTAAAACTGGTAGATTTACTTCTCAGAGAGATAATTTAGTTTACTTCAATGCAGCAGAATCTGTTGGTATTGGAACAACTATTGGTGCTGCTATCAATAAGGTAGTTCAAGTTGGCGTTACCACGGAATTGGTTTCTATTCCTTGCAGATCCATATATCTTCCAAACCACCCCTTCAAGACTGGTCAGAGACTTACCTTTACAAAAACAACAACTCCAGGTGTAAATTCTCTGATTGTTGGTAATGATAATTTAAATACAGCAACTTTCTTCATACCAAATCAAACTACACTATCATCAGATGTATTTGTAATTAATAAAGGTACTGATTTTATTGGATTGACAACACAAGTTGGTCTGACCACATCAACAGAAGGTTTATTCTTCTACAGTGATGGATCTGATAATGCAGAGTATCTTCTTAAGACTAATAAGAATCAACTTATTGGTAATGTTGATAGAATTACAACAGTTGTTGGCACTTCTGCAACACATGGTCTTCAAAAGGGTGATACTGTCAGATTGAGTGTTGTACCAAATACTGTCGTTGGTTTTGGAACAACAGCAGCAGTAAAACTTAAGTTGAATTTAGATGAGAAGAAGATACTTGTAAACACTATAGGAATCAATTCAACGTCTATCAGTCTCTCTGACGGTTCATTTACATATATTGAGCACGGGTACAATACTGGTGATAAAGTCTTCTACGAGAGCACAGAGGTTGCTTCTGGACTGAGCACGGGTTCTTACTACGTTGTAAAAGATACTAGGGATAAATTTAGATTATCTGAAACTCTTTATGAGACGAGACCAGATTCTGAGAAAACTGTACGTATGACCACCACTGGTGGTGTAAATCACAATATCTCAGCAATCAATCCAAAAATTGATGTTGTAAGGAATGGTGATTTAACATTCAATCTGCAAGATCCATCATTACTTGGATATGAATTAAAAATCTATAGAGAAAGAGAATTTGTTAATGAATATAATAGTTCCTTAGATAGTAGAGACTTCAATGTGGTTGGAGTTGGTAGTGTAGGAATTGGATCCCTTTCTAATGCTACACTCACAGTAAAACACTCCCCCAGTATACCAACTAAACTGTATTATGGATTATCAAAGGGTGGATATATTAGCACAGCAGATACTGAAGTATTAAATCATTCAGAAATCAACTATGTTGATAGTGAATACAATGGTGTTTATGAAGTATTTGGTTTATCAACGACAGCAACATCACAATTCAGTGTTTCTCCAAAAATTTACCCTGATGTTTTGGAATATGATGATGAGCAATGTGATGAAATCAATTACTTTACAAGGTCCTCAACCGCACTGAATGGTAGTATTTCTCAAGTTAGAGTTTTATCTAAAGGATTTAACTTTGAAAGACTTCCTAAGTTTAAGGATGTAACATCTGAAAATGGTATCAATGCAAATATCATAGGTGTATCAACTTCCATCGGCAGAATTAAAACCACTAGATTTAGAGATATTGGTTATGACTATGCATCAGATAGAACTCTGAGACCTGAAGCATTTGTTCCACCTATTGTAAGTATTGACAACTTAGATGTAATCAAAAATATCAATATTGAATTTGGTGGTGAAAGATATCTGAGTGATCCAGATCTTTTACTCTGGAATGATACCACAAAGAAAGTTGTAGACTCAACTACACTAATTGCACGCGCACCAAATGGTTCTATTTCTGAAATAGAACAGATTGCACCTATTCCTGGATTACAATCAGAACCTCATAAAATAATCGCTATCAACAACTCAAATGGTGTTGGTATTGTCTCTATGGTCAGTGGACCTACAGGAATCGCTACTTGTGTTCTTAAAACTCCTATACTTGGATATACGTCACCACAGTTTGCGGTGAATGATAGAATCTTTGTTGAGGGAATTGAAATGGCATCCCCAGACGGATCTGGATTCAATTCTCAAGATTATGAATATCAGATGTTTAAGGTCATTCAATATGCTAATACTAGTCCAGCATCTTTGACTTTCCAACTTGTAGATGATGCTGGAGTTGGTCTTACTACAAATGCTGGTATTGCAAAGACTTTCCAATCTGGATATGCTACTTTAATCAACGAATCAAATTATCCTAGAATTACTATTGAGCAAGAGAGAGGTTCTTTTGTTGAAAATGAAAGATTATATGTAGATTCTGGACAAGGGTATGCAAAACAAGATCTATTTGTTGCTCTTGTAAGAGATGATTATATTAAGGTAAGAGGTAGAGCAAATCTCTTCAAGGGTGATAGAATTAAAGGATTTATTAGTGGAACAATCGCGGATGTAACCTCTATAGACAGAAAGAGAGGTAAGTTTGAAATTGAGTATTCCTCTAAGAATGATATTGGTTGGAATGATGATGTTGGTAAGATCAGTCAAGATTATCAAGTAACACCAAACAATGACTATTATCAGAATCTTTCTTATTCAATCAAGAGTCCAATAACTTGGGATGAACTTTCAACTCCTGTTAATAGCATTGTTCACCCAGCAGGTCTCAAGAACTTTGCAGATGTTGGAGTATCGTCTGAAGCATCAAGTAGAATTGGACTTGGAGGAACCACAACTGCTATTGTGATTCTTGATGTTGTTAATGAAAGAAGAGTTGATATTGTCAATTACTTTGATAACACTCTTGATGATAATCCACGAGTAAGTTCTATTACTGGACTGACACAATCTAATGCTTTACAAATTCAAAATAGAAAATTAACAGATTTCATTGAGTGTAGAACAAATAGAGTATTAATTCATGATGATATTAGTGAGCAGTTCTCCAGTAGAGGATTTAAAGATACCTTCTTAGAAATTGAAGAAATTTCTTTCCTTGATAATCATGTAAGATATCTCATCCAAATTGTTGACCCAGATACTGAAGATACGCAGTTAAGTGAACTTGTAGTTCAATCTACAACAAATGATATATTCTTGTTTGAAAAATACACCACATTTACAAAGAATAGACTTGGTAGTTTTGAAGCAGAAATTCAGGATGGTGATAGAAAAGTTCTGAAGTTTATTCCTGCTGATGCATTTGACACTGATTATGATATCAAAGTTCTGAAGAAAACATATCTGTATCAAGGATTGCCAGCTGGAAGTTCTGGAGTCGGCACTGAGAGTTTTGGATCCGTTGATTTAGTTTCATCTTTTGTTGGAATCAACAGTGTAACAACTGGAATTAGTTCTAATACAAAAGTAATTGCACAATTCCCAGATTCTGATTTCAATGGATTGTTTGCAAGTATTGAAATTTCAAATAGATTTACATCTGATACAAATTATATTGAAGCAGCAATTGACTTTGATGGAACAAATACTTATGTAAGTGAATATTACTTTGATGCACAAACACTTTCATACAGTGCATCAAGTGTTGGAATTATTAGTGCGTTCCACGATACTTCAGCAGGTATTGTTTCAATCACTGCATATAACTCTAGTAATGAATTTATTGATGTACGCAGTAATATAGTTGGATTTGCAAATACAGTTGCTGGTATTGGAACTTACAGATTCCTTCTCAACAATCAACCAGGAGGAACAGAGAAGAGTGCAAGATATGAATCTGTCAATGGACTTGGATCTAACGTTGTTAGAGCGGGCACCTTTGATATAAGATCCATTTCTTCTGCTGCTTCTATTGTTCGTGTTTCTGCCGGAACTACATCGGCAATACATCAAGTTGCTATTATGGCAAACTCCAGAGTTGGAGATATTGTTGTTGTTCCTGGAACATTCTCTGCAACAAATAATGTTACTGGTCTTGGCACATTTGGTGGTGAACGTGTTGGAAATGAGTTCTATCTGAACTTCTACCCAGATACTCCTTACAATGTAGAACTTCAATCTTTCAATGAAGTTTTCTACAGAGAGATGGATTTTGATAATCAAGCAAATCCACTTTCATATGGACCAACTAATAAGTTGTTGTTCCTCACAGCATATGATGGATTGAATGGTCTTAGAGCGAATAGGACTAATTTTGCAATCAAACATGATGGCAAACCAATCTATATGAAGGAATTTGATCCTAGTAATACAACCCTGCTCAACTATGCAAGTGGTTTGTTCACAATGCAAGATCATTTCTTCAATACTGGTGAAGAACTTCTATACAATCCAAAATCAACATTTGTTGGTGTTGGACAGACTGCAATGGGTATTGGTGCAACCGCCAACTATGCAGGTGTTGTTACTGATAGACTTCCTGAAAAAGTTTATCCAATTGCAATCACTCCAGATACATTCAAACTGGCAACAACTCCACAATTTGCAAGGGCAGGAATATTTGTAACATTTACTGATGCAGGATTAGGTAATGCTCACGAATTAGAGTTCACTAAGAAACTGAGTAAGAGTGTTATTGCAATTGATGGAATCGTACAACAACCTGTTACCTTTACACCAATCAATCACAAGTTAGATCACAATGGTCATTACTTAACTGGTGGTATAAGTGCAGGAATCTCTACATTCAATATTTCGGGTATTTCTTCCATTCAACCAAGAGATTTACTTTTAGTTGATGATGAATTTATGTCTATTGTTGAAGTTGGATTTAGTACTAACGTTGCTGGTGAAGTTCTTGGACCAATCAGTGGTGTTATTGCTTCTGGTGCTGGTGTTACTTTCCCAACAGTATCTGTTAAGAGAGGTGCGGTCGGAACTGCAGCAACAACTCACTTTGATGGTGCTAATGTTCAAATCTATAGAGGTTCATTTAACATTGTCAAGAATGAACTTCACTTTACTGATCCACCAAAAGGAAATAATAGAGCAAGAAGAAATGAGAGCAACCTGCCATATGTACAGGCAGCATTCTCTGGAAGAACTTTCTTGAGATCTAATTATGATACCAATATGGTATTTGATGATATTTCCGACGAATTCACTGGAATTGGAAAAACTTTCTCGCTTAAAGTTGGTGGTGCTGATACAACTGGCGTTGACTCAGGAAATGGCATTCTGTTCATTAATGGAGTATTCCAAACACCATCTACTGATAATAATGCTGGTAATACCTATGAATTTACCAAAGATGTTACAGCAGGAATCAGTAGTGTTATCTACACTGGAATCAGTTCTGTTGATGGAACACCTATTGAATCTAAATTTGATATCAACCAAAACCAAATTCCAAGAGGTGGACTTATTGTTTCCTTAGGATCAACTCCAGGTCTTGGATACGCACCTCTTGTTGGTGCAAAAGTCAAAGCAGAGAAGAATTCCACTGGTCAAATTACCAATATCATTGGAATCAATACTATTACTACCGCAGTTTCTATCAGCACAGCACTTTATAATCAAGTAAGTGGTATTTTGGAGATTGAAACTACAGATTCACATAATATCAGAGGTGGTGATAGAGTTAAGTTAGATAATCTTGAATTTAGTTGTTCTTCAGCACATTCTGGCGTTACGACAACCATCTTCCCAGATTATGACTATCCAGTAGATGTCTTCAATGTTATTTCAGCAACTGAAGTTGCAATCAACGTTGGTCCTAGCACTATTCCCCACGTATATGAAGGTGGTGGAACTGTTGCAAGACACTTTACACAAAACTTTGGTTCTGGTTACAGATCACCAATTTCTATTGGTGTTACCGATCTTGCATATGAACACAGATTCGTAAGATCTGCAAATAATAGCATTACTGCAAGCACTGGCGGTCCATTTACACCAACCAATGCTAAATTTACTTCACACACTGGAGTTCTTCAATTAACCATTCCTAATCATGGATTAGACACAACTGATACTATTCAAATTGCAACGGATAGTTTAGTATTTACTTGCTCTGATGATGACTTCTTTACTGAGCAACCCTATCCAAGAGCAACTGATCCTGCTGCAGGAGCAACTTTATCTGTTAATGCATTTACCACAAATACAATTAGTGTTGGTGTTGGATCTGCAGGTGGTGGAGGAACTGGTGCTGTTGTTGAAGCATCGGTTGGTATTGGTGGAACATTATCCTTTACAATTACAAATCCTGGTAAAGGATATGTTAATCCATCAATCATTATTCCCGAACCAAATTATGAAAATATGGAAATTGTTGGTGTATCAAGACTTGGTATTGGTGCAACAACCGAAGTTGGTAAAAATTTACTTCTCAACTTGACAGTTGGATCTGCAGGAACAAGTGTTGGAATTGGATCTACATTATTCCTTATTGACGAATTCAAGATCTCAAGATCTGGATATGGATTCCAACCTGGTGACGTTATGGAAGTTGTTGGTCTTGTTACCGCAAAAGATTTTGCTTCACCAGTTGATCCTTTCCAACTTGAAGTTGTAGAAACATTCAGTGACAAGTTCTCTGCTTGGTCATTTGGTGAAATGGATTACATTGATAGTGTATTTGGATTCCAAAATGGTTCAAGAAAGAGATTTCCACTCTTCTATAGAGGTGAGTTGCTTAGTTTTGAATTGGATGTAAACAATCCACTTTCTTCTGCAATTGATTTAGATTCTGTTCTTGTTATATTTGTAAATGGAGTATTACAGACTCCTGGATATGCTTATCAGTTTACTGGTGGAACATCATTCATATTCACTGAACCACCTAAAGCAAATGATAAGGTTGATATTTTCTTCTACTTAGGTATTGATGGTGTAGATGTCACTCAAGTTGAAACTACTGAAACTATTAAAGTTGGTGATGAAGTCTTCGTAAGAAAGCATCCTAATTTTAATGAAACTGCAGATCAACTCCGTGAAAGAAGCATCACTGAAATTACTGGATCTGATATCTTTGAGACAGATATTTACAGTGGTCCAGGTGTCAATGATACTATCTTCAGACCATTTGATTGGATCAAACAGAAAAAGGATAAATTTGTCAAAGGTGATCTTATCAGTAAAAAGAGACCAATTTTAGAAACTAAAGTATTCCCAACAGCAAGAATTATTGGTGACATTTCACCCACATCTTCCGAAATTTTTGTTGATAATGCACAATTCTTTGATTATGACGAAATGGTTCTTGATTTGAGTCAGAACACATTTACATTTGACGCATTTATGATGGATTCTATTGAACCAGTCTCTGCCGCATTTACTGCTACGGTTTCTATTGCTGGAACTGTTTCTGGTGTCTCAATTGCTAATCCTGGTGTAGGATACACAGTTACTTCTGCAGATATCAAATTCTCGGCTCCTAAAGAAATTGGTGTTGGAATTGGAACCACTGCAACTGGAACTGTTACCTTATCTAATGGTCAAGTTACTTCTGTTTCAATTACAAATGCTGGATTTGGATACACAAACACAAATCCACCACAGGTAATTATTGAAACACCAAGAGTAGCATCGGAGAATATTTCTAATGTTAGCAATGTTCAAGGATTTAGTGGAATTATCACTGGAATCAGCACTTCTGTTGGTACAAATGGTCACCCATTAGCACTTAAGTTTAACTTCCGTGCAATGAAAGATTATGGTGTTGATGGTGAGGCAGAAGTTGCTTCTGATGCATTGGATCTACAGGTTGGTTATCCTGTAATGATTTACAACACAACAGTTGGAAATGGAGTGACTTCGGTAAATAGTAGCGATAGTGCGGTTGTTGGTATTGGTACTACATTCTTAGACAATGTTTATATTGTAAATAACATTACAAGTCTTGCTTCAAAAGCAGAAATTACTTGTAACGTTCATTCCAGCAGTCCAATCATTGGAATTTTGGAAAGTGGCAACTTTGATGATAATAATGCAGGATTGACAACTTCTCTTGGAACCTTATCTTGGGGAAGAATATTTAATTATGATGCCAGAAACGGTATTGGAATTGGGGTTACTGGACTAACTGTTGATGCAGGTTTGTCAACATTCCCAACTATTCAAAGAAGAGGAAACTTTGGTGAAGGTAAAACTGGAGCAGTTCGTTCCACAAAACCACGCGCCGATGGTGTCAGTATTGAAGCAGATAATAATTTGAATTTCTATATTCAATAATCTCCTATAAATATATAAAAAAAGATAACGATGTCAGCAATTGTTACTGATCAATTTAGAATTCTGAATGCCAGCAATTTTGTTGAGTCAGTAGAAAATTCTTCTAACTCATACTACATTACTGTGGGTCTACCAAATCCAACTATTGTTGGGTATGGTAGAACTGTTGCTTGGAATACTAACCCACCTTCTCCTATTGATAACCTTGCTTACAATAGTCACGCTGGTGATGTTGTTCTCTACGGGAAGAAAATTAGTTCTGCTAACGTAAGGAGACTTGTTAGAAGAATTGATTGGGTTTCTGGCAGTAGATATGAAATCTATCGTGATGACTATAGTATTACAAATCCTGCTCCTTTGTCAAATGCATCTAGATTGTATGATGCAAATTACTATGTAATTAATAGTGACTTCAGGGTTTATATTTGTATTGAAAATGGTTCTAGTGGAGATAATCCAAAAGGTAATGTATCTCAGGATGAACCAACCTTTACAGATCTAGAACCATCTAGAGCAGGTGATAGTGGTGATGGATATATCTGGAAGTATTTGTTTACTATCAGTCCAAGTGATATTATCAAGTTTGACTCAACAGAATATATTACTGTACCAAATGAGTGGTCAACAAGCACTGACGCACAAATAAGATCTATTAGAGAAGCTGCAAACTCCGATGTAAATGAAAATCAGATAAAAACGGTTTTCATTCAAAATTCTGGTTCTAACTATGCAAATGGTTTAGGGCAAGAAATGAGTATTATTGGTGATGGCACTGGTGGTAAGGTAAGAGTTGATGTTGAAGGCGGTAAAATTACAAATACTGTCGTAACTTCTGGTGGAAAAGATTATAGTTATGCTTTGGTTGATTTAGGATCTATCAATTCCAATACGACTGGCACTAGCGCACATTTGATTCCTGTGATTCCACCATCAAAGGGTCATGGATTTGATGTTTATACTGAGTTGGGAACTGATAAGGTTCTTGTGTATGCAAGATTTGATGACTCAACAAAAGATTTTCCAATTGATACAAGTTTTGCTCAGGTAGGTATTGTCAAAAATCCAACAAAAGTTGGAACTACTGACATTTATCAAGAGAATACATTCTCTGGACTAAGTTCATTTAAATTCCTTTCAATTACAGGAACACCAAAAATTGGTGAAAAAATTGAACAAAACTTGTTGACTGGTGGAAAAGCATTTGGATATGTTGCTTCATATGATAGTGAGACTAAAGTTTTGAAGTATTTTAGAGATAGATCTCTTTATTATAATTCAACAACTCTCAATCAGCAAGATTATACAGGAATATCAACAAGCGGAAGAGCATACAGTTTTGAATCATCGGCAAGTGTAATTACTGGAAAGACATCTAATTTTTCAGCATCAATTGACACTGCTTTTGCAGGAATTACAACTAATCCAACTGGAACGAAGTTAATCAATCTTGGCGTTGACTTCACAAGTGGGATGGCATCTCCTGAAATAAATAAAGGGTCAGGACAATTAATTTATCTTGACAATAGGGCTAGCATTGCTAGAAACGCACGCCAAAAAGAAGACCTCAAAATTATACTGGAATTTTAAAAAATGCCACAAAAGACGAACTTAAACGTAAGCCCTTACTATGACGACTTTGATAAGGCAGATAATTTTTATAAGGTTCTGTTTAAGCCTGGGTATCCTGTTCAGGCTAGAGAACTAACAGGTCTTCAATCTATTCTGCAGAATCAGATAGAATCCTTTGGCAGTCATATGTTCAAAGAAGGTTCTATGGTGATTCCTGGAGGAATCTCCTGTGATAATGCATTTACTACAGTAAAAGTAAATCAAGATCACTTAGGACTAGACGTTACAATATATTTGGATGCCATTGTAAATGCAAACAATGGAAGAGGCACGAAGGTAAAGGGACAGAATTCTGAAATTATTGGAACCATCAAAGGATATCTTTTACCACCAGAAGAAGGTGTTGAAGAGATTACTTTATTTGTCAAGTATCAAGATGGTGCTATTGACGGGACTAGTGTTGAATTTGAAGATGGTGAAATATTAGAACTTGAAGAAAATGTCACCTATGGAAATACGACATTAGTAATCGGTGATAGTGTATTTACATTAAACTCAGTTGAAGCAACCAAAACTGGATATGCTGTAGGTGTTGCAGAGGGTGTATATTTTATTAGAGGAACATTTGTTGATGTTCAAAAGTCTCAGATTGTTCTTGATCCATATGACAATGAACCGTCATTTAGAGTTGGATTTGATATCATTGAGGAAATTATAAATTCCGATCAAGATCCAAGTATTAACGATAATGCAAAAGGTTTTACAAACTATGCTGCACCTGGAGCAGATAGACTTAAAATTCAACTTAGATTAACTAAGAAACAACTTACTGATTATGATGATACCACTTTTGTTGAGTTGGTAAAAATTGATGAAGGTGTAATTAAAAAACTTCAAGATAAATCAAACTATAATATTATTAAAGACTACTTCGCTAAGAGAACTTTTGAAGAGTCTGGAAATTATGCTGTTGATAATTTCACAGTTGATGTTGTTGACTCACTGAACAATGAGACTGGCAATGGTGGTCTCTTCAGAGAGGATGAGGTAACTGACCAAGGTAATACCCCAACAAGTGATTTGGTAGGTGTTAGAGTCTCTGCTGGAACTGCATATGTAAGAGGATTTGATGTTGATCTTGTAGGTTCTACTATAGTTGATGTAGAAAAACCAAGAACAACAAAAAGAGTAAAAGACTCAAACATCCCATTTGCTCTTGGAAGTTTAATCAAGGTCAATAATGTCCACGGAACGCCTTATATCAATATCGGTGGAACCGCAGCGGGCGGTGGAACCAATACTAATGTTATTGAATTATATGGTCAAAGAAGAAATGGAGCAGGTAATACAAATGTTACCAATGCTTCTAATGCAGGATTAACAACAAAAGTAGGTGAGGCAAGAGTATATTGGTTTGGCGTATCTGATGCGCCATATGAAGGAAATCAAACGGAATGGGATTTATATCTGTATGATATTCAGACCTTTACAGTTCTTACACTTGCTAACACCTATAATCAAACGGATCAAGTTCCACTGACTTCATATTTCAGAGGTCTCTCTAGTGGTGCTACTGGATATTTGTCAGCATCTACTGGAAATAGTTACAGTCTGACACAAACCTCAGGAAAATTCTTGGTTGGTGAGCAAATTATTATCAATGAAAATGAGGAGTACAAGACTTCTATTACTGCTGCTGATTTCTTTGATACATCAGACATTAAAGCAGTATTCCAAGATTCTGATGCTCTGAACACAAGTTT